AACTCTTATTGCTTGTGAGCAGTTATGAAGAAAATGTTACATGATGGAATTAGACCCTAAATATATCGAAGTAATAATAAAAAGATTCCATAATCTGAATCCTACAGCAGAAATAAAATGTCTAAATAGAGATATAGATATAAACAAAATCTTAGAATAGACTGATACTATCGAGTCGCCAAACTCTTATTTAATAGATAAAATGTAAAGATGCCAAAGCAAAAGCGAGATTACTCAGCAATTAAACTAGAGTTCTTTCAATCTGATTTGGACGAAGTGAAGTCGTTTATTACTCATAAATGAATCAGATACAATGCTGAATGGAGCAGAAGAACTAAATGATGGTCGAAAGAGAAACAAGAGTATAAGTCAAAGATAGTAGAAAGAGCTTTAGAAAAACAAGCGACTAAAGATTCTAACGATTTATTGCTCCCTGTTTCATTCCTTATGAAAGCAAAAAAGAACGCTCTTATACAAATAGCAAAAAAGCTATCTGAAAAATGAATATCAATCAATGACTTAGCAAAATGATTAGAAGCTGTAAAGACAGAATTATGAGAACCTAGTAAGATAACACAGAATCAAAATCTAAACAAAGAAATAAGCGATGAACTCTCTCCTGATGAACAAGAGGCTTTAGATATAATTTTAGGAAGTAAATGAACAAAAAAGAAGCAATAGAGTTATTCAAGAGAAGCCCTTTATTAAGGAAAACTTACTATAAAGATAATTTCTATGACTTCTGTAATTATTACTTCAAAGAATACTACTCCTTTGAGACTCCTAATTGCTTACTTCAATATTATGAAGCTCTTGAACAATGAAAGAATGTATATCTTGAATGATTCAGATGAAGTGCAAAGACAACAATAGCTCAAATGTATGTTGATTGGTGCATAGCTTATAAGAAAAGAAGAAACATTATGCGATATTCTCAAACTATCGATAATGCAGAAGAAAACTTAACTTATATAGCTAACTCATTTATATGAGATTCAGACGCTTGAGTAAGATTTGTTAGAGATTACTGAAATATCTACTACCCTGAAACTATAATCAGACAATGACAGAAAAAGATAAAGAGAGTTGATAAATTCGTTACAGAAAACAACTGTTATGTTCGTGCAATGTCTTTATGAACTTCTCCGAGATGAAAAAACTATACAGCTCCTGATTGAAAGTTTAGACCTGACTTATTGATATTCGATGATGTCGATACAATAGCAAGTTGTCAGTCTAAAAAGAAAATAGATAAAGCGTTCGAGTTTATGCTTAATGAAGTTCTCTGATGAACAACCTGAGCTACTCAAATTATATTCTTATGAAATACTATCTATGAAGATTGAATAGTTCCGAGATTCAGAGAGCATATTCAAAATGATAAGAACCGAGTTGTTATCAGATTGCCTATATATGATGAACAATGAAATATTGTATGGAATAGATTTGTAGAAACAGATGAAGAAGCAGAAAAGCTGAATGAATGAATTACAGATAATAACAGAAAATATACAAGTCTTGAAACTGAAAGAAAAAGATTGTGAAGCATATCATTCAATCAGAACTATTTACTTACTCCATATATTATCTGACAACATATCATCAGTAGAGATATGATTCAGTATGATAGAAACGCTTCTACATATAAGTTTGATAGGATTCAAGTATGAGTTGACCCTGCTGTATCAGAAAAAGAATGAAGCGATAGATTTGCGATAAGTGTATGCTGATTCTTATGAGATAGAAGATATATACTTGAATGTATAGGACTTGAATGAGTTGATAAGAATATCAAGAAAGCGAGTCAAACAGTAAAACATATTTACGATAAGCGAGATGCTTCAAGACTTATAGTTGAAACAGTTGCTTATCAAGCAGTTCTAAAAACAGTATTCAAAGATATGTGAATGGCTGTTCAAGAACAAAAAACAACAAAAGATAAAACAACAAGACTTATGGAAAAACAGATACTATTTGAAGATTGATTAGTGTATTTTGTGCCTGAAACAACAACAGAATTAGTAGAAGAGTTGTTAGCGTTCCCTAATGGAGAACACGACGATAGAATAGATTCAATGCTATTCGCTATGAACGAACAAAAAAAGAGCTTCTTTATTGCTTCACTATAATGCAAATGGCTTCAGTAAAAGATTCAGTAAGAGAGGATAGGCGAAAGAGGAGCTTAGCTTTGGATATATTGAATACTGAACAGCTTATTCACGATTTCTTGCACAAAGCTAAACCTAATGAAGAATGAGAAATTCCACCTATTACAGATTATAGCTTATTTGAGTTCCGAAAATATATTCAAGAGGAGAAAGATAAGTTATGAGATAGATTTGAATAGTTTTATATACTACTAATATATAATGGACGATGAGAAATATTATGACCCCTGGTATGAACAATGAGAAATAAAAGAGCAACCAGAAAAGAAATTAGATTGTTATCTATGATATAATAAATGTATTGCTGATTGTCTTCTTCATTGCTTATGCGATAATTGAAAAACAGCAAATTCTTAGTTTTTTATTCTTAATATATATTCCTATGAAAACTTACGAAAAATTATCAGAAACTTCTTTCAAAGTGTCAGAAGTTAAAGAGTTATCAAGCGAAATTGACGCTCTTAAACAATTTGAAGCAATAGCTTCACAATTAAGTGGTATCAGAAAAATGATAGCACAAGCTAAACAACTAAAAGAAACAGTAAAACAGACTGTTGAATGGTATAATACACGAGCAGACATTCTAAATGACGCAAAATCTAACTGTGATTTATCTTATAAAGAACTTACTAAAATTGAGTTACCTGATGAATTTACATTGGAAGATTTTGACTTATCAATGATTCCTGAAATAGATATCTCAAAAGATAACTAAAAAAAGATTTGGAGTTATTGAAATCGTGAGTATATTACTGTTAAGCGATTTATCTCTTACAAAAGAAATGAAAGTATTCTGATACGAAATTAAGAAAGCAAATAATATTCAGAAGAAAGAATATATTTGAAGCTCAAAACTTTCTTCATTATACAATGCAGGATTCGTAATAAATCAGAATACTTTTTATGATTTGTATAAAAGTAATTGAGATATTAGACAAGCTATTCATAAAATTGCTTGAAGTGTTGCAAGGAATGGAGTCTATGCCTTAGATACTAAAAAGCAAGTTCTTGATGATGAAGAATTAGATTATACTTTACTCTCTTTCTTCAAAGCACCAACATTCAAAAAATGGAAGATAGAATTATTCAAGAACTACTTGTTATCTTGAGAATTATATATTATTCCAGCTTATAATCTAAAATGAGAAGTTGCTTGATTTCAAATATTAGATAGTAGAGCTGTCACAAAGCATACTGATTGAAAAGGTAATATACTAGCTTTTCAAGTAAATAGCTCAAATTGAACAATAAATAAGAAATTCAGACCTGATGAGTTAGCTTTCTTTAAGTTTGAAGATGATGTAAATAATACAGTGAATTGAATGTGATTGCTTAACTGAATCTTATATGACGCACTAAGCGATTTAGAATCATCGAAAATGAACTACTCATTGTATCAAAATTCAGCTGTTCCTAGTGCTATCTTATTACTAGATTGAGACTTATCGGAGAATGAACAGATGATAGCTAAAGACTTATTTGAAGCACAATTCAGATGAAGTTCAAACGCTCATAAAACTTTGGTATGATGATGAATCAAAGATATAAAAACATTATCATTTACTCCAAGAGATATGGAGTTCATAAATCAAAGACATTTAACTACTGAAAAAGTTGCAGCTGTCTTTGGAGTCCCTAAGTCAATCTTATGATATGTTGATACAGTAAATTATTCAAATTGAGAAGAATTAAGGAGAGAATTTATTGAATGAACAATTAGACCATTCGAAATCGACTTAGAACATATAATAAATACTTTGATGAATATGTTCTTGCCTGAAATATGGAAGAAATATTACATAAAATGTGATTGAGAACAGTTAGAAGAAAAGCAAGAGTTCTTTGAATCACAGAGAAAAGATATTGAAAGTTGAATTATCACAATCAATGAAGCAAGAATTGATAGATGATTAGAGCCTGTAAGTGATGAGAATTGTGATAAACATTTAGTATCAAGAAATGTTGTGTTATTAGAAGATATAGCTTTGGACGCTGTTTTATCTCCTAACGAAGTATAGAATGCCTGTATCAGCAGATTATAGGAGATTACTAAGGAGGGAAAATAAAATATACAGTATAATATTAAAATCTTTTAAGACGCAACAGAAGTTCCTTGAAGATAATCTTGAAATCTTATATACAAAATATCCTACAAATATTTCAGTAGCTTATACTTACTTAGAAAATGTAATGAATATATACCCTAAGAAATGACGAGAAACTGAAATAGCAGAAGAACCTTTATGATGATTCTGGAGAGAAATGTGAGTATATAAGATGATACAAGATATGAAATCACAAATACAAAAATCAACAGAAAAGTGATATAAAAAGAGATACAGAGTCTTTCAACCTAAATTGATTGGAGTATGAATTGAGTTCCACGATACATTGCCGAAAGAATATGCTGATAAACGAGAGAATCTTCAACTAAGCAATTACAAATGAACAATATCTCATACAACAAAATATGATGTAATAAAAGCTTTGAAAGAATGAATAGATACGAATAAAACACGATGAGAAGTATCGAAAGATATAGAAGCTATCAGTACTACTCTATTTAGCAAATGAAGAGCAAGGACAATAGCAGTAACGGAAATGTGAAAGGCTTATGAATATTGAAACTATGTCCCTATGCAAGAGTTAGCAGATAAATGATACAAAGTTAAAAAATTCTGGCTAACTTGTAGAGACGCAAAAGTAAGACCTGAGCACGCAGAATGTGAAGCACTAGGGCGAGTTGATTTAGCTTATGTCTATCCAAGTGTATGAACAGATATTCCTCCTGGTTGAGTGAATTGCCGTTGCACTATTGAATATGACTTCGATTTATAACTTTATGTATGAAAAATGACAAAACTAATCAAAGAAAAAAACTTCTTCCAGATTACTTGTGAAAAGAAATCAATCAAAGAAGTAGAAAACTGATTACAAATTGAATGATATGCTTCTACAAAAGATAAAGATAGATGACACGATATTGTAGAGCCTACTGCATTCAAATCAGCGTTAGAATTATATATGACTAATCCTATTGTGCTTCTACAACATAATATGGAAAAACCTATCTGAACTGTTACAGAAGCAAGGATTGATGAAAAAGGTCTCTATATCAAAGCTAATATAACAGAAGAT